TTAAAGCATCCGAGTTAGGTTGGAAATACCTGTTGTACTTATCTCCGCCCTTCTCAAAATCATAAGCACGAAGTACCTTTCTTGCAAGTAGGTCCTGCATGATGTTACTTTCTTTCCACTCATTTGTGGTCCCTGCATATATGAGGTTATTCATCTGTGCAGCATAACTAGTCATGATGCCATTGATGGTTTGTTTCAGTTCGGGATAGTCCTCAAACAAGAACTCCGCAGAACCATCATAACCGACACCATCTATAGCAGTAGCAACTTGGCTAGCGATTCTATCATAAATGCTCTGAACTTGTGCCACGTAGTTAACTAAGCGTCTGTTCAGAGCATCGTATGCTTTCTTTTGATTGGGGATATTTGGTCTCATTTATTTCGGCTTATAATGTTCGTTTACACATTCCCTTTGATAGAGGATAGCAAACTCCTCATAAGGGCAAGTGCCCAACGTTGGCTCTCCCGTAACACTAAGATTACGTGGATTGGAAACGTGGGCACATAATTTGCAGAACTGAGGTTCTTTTGGAATAGGCTTAACCTTCTTCTTTGGAGACATAGCAATTAACCTTTACCTCTACAATCGTATTGCCATCCTTCTGATATACTCTCTGCTTCATGATCTTGGATTCAATAGTATTGAGTACATCTTTCTTTGCCTGTGCGAGAGTTTCCTTTGTTATCTCACGCAAAGCTTCTCTCATGGACTTGACATGATGGTCTCGCTTGTAGTGGCGAATGTAATTCTTGTCGATACTATAAGCCTTGGCACATACCTTTGGCTCTAGGATTTCTTTCTGTTCAAAGACAGTTACACCGATAGGGTAGAGTCTTCTAGCTAACTTGAATAGCCAAATTGCGATTTTCTTCTTCATAACTTGTGCAGTTTATTGTGTTTATATTGTTTGTTCACCCATAGCAAAAGCAGACTGCTGTACTGCTGCAGCTTTAAGTTCATCCTTCTGAATATCCTCCATCGTCTGCTGAGGGTCTTGCGACTGCCCAAGCTTAATGATAGATTCAAGCTGACTTTCCACCGGCTTACCACCATTAGCCTTTTGTCTGATGGTGATGTCGTAGCTCTCATCCTTTGGTATGTAAGGAGTGATGATGTGTTCGCAGGTAACGTTATCTATCTCCTTTTCCCATTTTGGATTCATGACCTTCAAGAATGCCTTGATTACATTGAACTCTCTTTCAAAGAACTCCTTGAAAGCGCCCGATTCCATGCGAACTTTCAGATGTGCATCTGTGAGCAATGTCTGTCTTGCATCGTAGCCGATATTACCAAGAGATTTCATATTCTCAAAGCTAATATCTGGCATTTGAGAAAGCATCCAGTACAATCCGAGGAGGGTTTTATTCTGACCGCTAACCGCTTCTTGCGACTGGTTCCATGATACGTATGAAATATCGCCATCATGCTCGACTCTCCATATACGCAAACTTTCTCCCTTTTTCTCCTGTCCGATTATGCCACCCTTGACTTTTGCGATTGGTGCAGCGTTATATGCAATCACGTTGCTATTGCGACTGACATTATACTCAAATTCACTTCGGATATTATCAAGCCCCTCGTAGATGGCGTGAGGTCGAGACAGGTATGCTCCAGGAATCTTATGGATGATGATTTCCTCACCACTCTCAGTGTTCCCATCCTCATCAACTTGTGCAGTGACTTCCTCCCACATTTCACCAAGGTTACTTTTCTTCCAAATGAAATGATAGTTTTCTGTAAAGGTTTCGAAGAATGTTACCGTCTCTTTATCGGAAACGGTCTTATCATATTCAAACGACATAGCTTGCATATCATCATACTCATCAATGATAGGGTACAATCTTACTCCATCCATAGGAGAGAAGGTTTTGCACTTCAACTTGTAGTTTGATTCAAAACCATATAAAGAGTTATGCTTCTTGACTGAATACCAAATGGTGAAGATTTCACAGCTTGCGAAATAGGCTAGTCCACGTTTGTAGTTCATGTTGTCAATATGAGCACAATCGTAGATTTTTTCTAATGCCTTTTGGATTTCCCTCTGAATATCATTTTCTGGAGTGTTGTACTTTCTCTTAACTGGTATAGAGAATGTAAATTCTGTTATTCTGTTTGTGAGCAACTTTTCAAGGGCAACCGCTATACGGGATGATTTTTCACCATTGTCTTTATCACGAAGGCTTATGGTATCTGTCATTACCTTATGGCTTGCTGGCTCATATAAACTCAAAAGATAACTCCACAGAGGAACCATTACAGTCCTTCTGCGTAGCTCTTCTATCTTTTGGCTGATAGTATCAGTTTTCTTGAGTATTTCTTCGATGTTCATATCTTTACTACTTTTGGTGCAAAGATACTAAAAATATTTAATCAACAAATAAATTTAACCAAGAAATTGCATATTTATTTTCGCTTATAGAGCTTTTTATGTTTTTGATGATTAGAAAATAAAGGCGATACAAGCAAATCCGCTTATACCGCCTTAGATAGAGCAATAAAGTATCTTATGCAGGCATTAGTAATTGTGCCTTTTCTTTGTTCACGATTTCTAATACCATTTTAGCTGCCTTGTTTACGTCTGTCAAGACTGAAACGATGAACTTTGGTTGCTTTTTAAGCTTGCTGATCCAACCATCTAGGTAAGCAGCGTTATTATCTAAAATGCGACTACTAAAGCCTAGGACGTTTCCGATAAGAGCTGCTCCAAGCTCCGCAACCAACTCTTCTCTTGCATAGTCCTTTTCTCCTTTCTCTTCCTCAAACCCTCTATTCAATCTAGACTTGTGACCTGTTGAGTGAACCATTTCATGTAGAAGGGTTGAGTAGTACTCCTGTCCATCCTCGAATATCTCCTGCTCTGTATTGCCCTTCTTGAACTGACTTTTAAGAGGTGTTGTAATATCATCTACCCCAACTCTGTAGAAAGCTCCACTTGAATACTTGTCGTAGCGGATAGGGCAGAGCCACTTCTGATAAAGGAGCATATCATCAATTTTCTCGTTGACGTACATACCAGCCGTGTCTGTCGGCAACTCATTATTATCTTTGAGACTGAACTTCTCCTTCAACTTCTGCATCGTCTTAGGTGCTATCTCTTCGAGGTTGGTTTGACTGATGTTGAACACGTTATAGCTCTTCAAGAAAGGCTGGACTTTGCAGTCTAGTTGGTCCGATCGAGTCATTCCGTTGTAGCTGTCTTCTGTTATTTTGTTTCCATTCTTGTCTTTGTACTGGATGGACCAAAATAGAACAGGGAAGCTTTTCTCTCCTTTGTTCACACTAGCTCCTAATGCCTTTATCTGTTTGAAGGTAGCAAAGATAGGATATTTGAATCTTTCTTCGTCCATCATGCAGAGAAACAGGAAGAATGAGTTCATTCCATTATATTCACGCCCTCCAAGGTTCACTGGGTTACCACCATAAGATGTGGTGAACCAGCCCATTTTCCAATCTCCTGCTTTCATCTTTTGCATTCGTGAAATCATCATTTCAGCGAAATGCTCTAAAACGTTGTCTGTCTTCATTGCTCTTACTTTTTATATGCAGTTATTACAATTTCTTACCATACATTCTTGCTATCTCATCGTAGATATATGCTCCGCTTGTATGAGGACTACCAAACAATCCAAGAATGCGGTTATCTACAGTGATGCTGTTTGTCTTGACGACAACTCCGTTTTTGATGTGGTCACAATAAACTTCATTGCCGATATGATAAAGCTCCATTTGGCGATTATAGGAATCTGTTCCAATGTACTCTTTACTCATGGCGACCTCCTTTCTTCTGTAGTTGCCCCCATGCGTAATACATTTTATTGAAGTTATCTAACTTCTGAAGGATTTTATCCTTGCTTAAATATGAGCCAATTAAATCGGTGTAAAAAATGCTACTATCACCATTGAACATAGTGATGTCGATGAATCTTTGGCTAATACTTACAGTTATGGTATTGTTATGTATTCTGCTAACCTTTACCAATACAGCATTAACTGCTTTCTTAAAGTGAATGTTTGTTCTGTCTAACATTTCATTGCTCTTATTGTGACTAGTTGGTTGGACCAGTCGTTACCTTTTTATCCGATTATATATTCGAAGTTCTTGTATCTACCATCATTACGTCTTTCTCTAGCTAGACATAAAGCATGTTGGTAATCAAAAGCTCCATACTTAGTATTTTCCTTTCCTGTACGTTTGTTGATGAAGGTGAAGTTTACCTTCTGATCCTTTTTATCTCCGTACATGTAGTCGTATTCGTGAAGGAGTATTTCTTCACTAACGTAAGTCTTTGCCTCAATCTGCCTCATTTCTGCGTTGATTTATAAGTATCTCAAAACGTTACTCCGAAACCTTCGTTGTTGTCGTACTTAGCAAGCAAGCAACCGCCACTATTATAGTAGTAAGTGATTCCGTCTTTCTCTTTGGTGTAATCACCTTCTTCCAGGCGTTCATTCATATAGTTGTTAAACTCATCGAATGAAACGAAAGCTCGACCTCTATCATTGAAATCTATTGCTGTCATGATTACTTGTATAAATATGGTTCACCAATAGGGTCGATGAAAGGCATTTCTTCAATAATGCTTGTATATTGAAGACCTTTAAGGGTAGCATCAATCTCATTATTGAGCTTATCAAGTGTATCTCTGTCTGATTGCTCTGTCATATCGAAAGAGTCTCCAGAAACCCACTCTAACTTTCCGTCTTCATTGACACCTTCGCAATCGATGTTATTCTTTACAAAAGGATTTTCGTTTATTCTTCTGATAGCTTCTTTGCTATCAGACTTCTCTATTGTTACTTTAACGTATTTCATTGCTCTTATCTTTTAATTGTTATTATTTATTTTTGATAGTGCAAAGGTAATCATTTTTTTGCAAATGACCAAATTTTAACCACATTATTTTTCTTGGTTAACTTTATATAACCTATTGAAAATCAAAGTGTTAAATAAATCCCATTTTCCTCTGTATTGGGCTAATTCCGAAAAAAGGTATAAGGATATGGAGAAGAAAAATAGACAGCTTAGAATGGCTTATGTAAAGTATTTAACCTTTCTTTAACATAACTAATGTTACAGAAAATTACAGGAAGCTAATTTGACAAGAAAAGCGCAAAAACTGCTTTTAACATGGTGTTACGGAGTGTTAATTAGGTGGTTTGCCACCTTTTCTTGTTAGCAACTTTCTTAATTCTCGCACCTCATTCCTCAAATCAGCGTTTTCTTTTCTGAGTTGCGAAATGAGGTGATTATATGATAGCTCTGTTGTCTTATCCATATTACTTGAACTTGATGATGAAAAATTCATGATCCAACCACTTGCCTGGGCAAAGACCTATCTTCGGCTTACCGATGGTGATACTCTCAATCTTCTTTTCTACCTTTAGACTATCGTCATAGTAGCCGTTCTTGAAGAGAACGTGAGTGAATGGTACGAACTTCATTGTACCATTATTCAGTTTCTCCTTGATAGTATTGATGTCTATAAGCATTTCAAATGTCTTACCGATATGAAGCTTATCGTACTTATCGAAATCTTTGAATTTCTCATCCTTGATAAGGAGAAGGCGACTCATCCAAAAGTCTTTAATTACCCGATA